CAACACGGTGTCCCAGGTCAACAATTTCCCAATCGTGGACGGCACCAACGGTGGTGTGACCACGACCAGCCCAGCGAACGTCGTCGCGCTGGTCAACGGCGTCCCGGCGCTGGTCGCGGCGGTCAACGGCGCTCTCGGCCAGATCACCCTGGCGAATCCCGTCGCCTTCGGCTCGACCTTGACGTTCACTTACTACTACAACACGTGGCAAAACACGTTCGATCTGCTCCCAAGCTCGAACGTCGCCTCGATCATCGAGATCGGTCTCGGACCGAACCGCGCAGACTTCGCGCAGGGCGTGGACTACGTCCTTGGCGTGGCATACGACAAGCTCGGCAACGTCGTGGCGAACACGGTCAACTGGGGCAACAACGTGAGCGAGGCAATCGGCGCGTCATCCGCTGCCGAACTTGCGAACTTCACTCCGTCCGAGGTTCTGACGACTCTTGTGGACGAGCAGGTTTGGCTCCGTCCGCTTTCCGGCGTCGTGAACGGCCGCAACGCGGTCTTCGCCATCCCCGACACGCCGACAGATGGCAGCGGCATGGGCCGCCCCACGGATGACCCGTCCAAGATTCAGGTCTACGTCGGCTCCGATCCACTGGAAGCTTTCGAGGCGGGAGCGGTCGCGGTGGCGTCGCTCAGCGGGGCGGCGCAACAGGTCACCCTGTTCAACGCGCCACAGCCGTCGAGCATGGTTAGCAGCCAGCCCGCCCAGCCGGTGGGCGTGTGGGCGAGCTACTACCGCAACACGCTGGCCTCGCACCAGTACACGGTTTCGGTCATCCAGCCCGGCTACGTCGGTCTGGGCACCTACCAGATCAAAGACGAGCTTAGTCGCATCGCCCCGCTGGTCTACGGCGGAACGAACACGGTCGCAGCGGGCGCATCGTTCGCGGCAACTGGCATAATTTATCCGGGCGTGGCGTCATTCGATAGTTCATACCAGACGGGCGACGCGCAGGCGCAGGCCGGCGCGGCTGTGGATGAAACGATCACCCTCACATTCCGCAACGATGGCAACGGCACCGTCATTCCCGCCGTGCAGGCGACCCTGACGACGAGCTTCGGCTCCACTGGATCAATCACTTTCACCGCGATGATTCCGGGCGTTGGCGGCAACAGCGTGCAGATCGCGCTCGACGCATCCTCCCTGAACCCTGTCCCCGTGACTGTCAGCGGCAACCTCATCACGATCTACGCCAACTGGACTGGCACGTTGCAGACCTTGACCCAGATCGCGGCGAACTTCCCGTCCGCAGAGACGGCGAACGGCGGTCAAATCCTCGCCTCCGGCGCATCCAACGGCACGAACGTGACGACCACTGCGGCAGCCAGCCTGACTGGCGGTGTGGACGCGGTGTTCGCGCCGGTCACCCACAGCTACACCGTCACTTCGAACAATGCGAAGGGTTCCGGCTCCGGCGGATCGAACATCGGCTACCTCAACCAGACGTACATTGACATCGTGACCGGATTCCGCGTCACCATCGTTGACCCGGACGACCACGCCGCCTACGGCGTGATCTCGATCCCGGCAAGCTACAGCTTTGGGGTGGGCGACACGCTCCAGTTCATCGTCAAGATCGACGCTTCTGGCGCGAGCGCGGCAACCCGCAACTGCGGCACGCCCGGCATCGCCCCGGCGTACTCGAACAATGCAATCGCTATCCCTGGCCTAAAGATGGAAGTGGTCTCGAACTATAACTCCACGACCGGAGACACGGTCATCATCAGTACCTTCCGTGGCAGTGGCGACGGTCCGGCTGTCGGCACGTTCTACTACGTGACCTTCACAACGAACAAGCAGGCTTCGGACTACGCCCTCAAGCTCTACACGTCGGCTTCGGCAGCCTACACGGCATACGGTCAGCCGAACACGATTAACCGCCTGTCGCTGGGCATCCAGCTTATGGCGCAGAACGGCGTGCAGATTTTCGGCGCGATCCAGGTCCCTGTGCAGCCCGGCACCAACGTGGCCGCCTCCAGCGACTTTATCGCGGCGCTCCAGCAGCTTACAATGAACCTTCCAGGCTTGAACCGCAAGGCGGACGTGGTGATACCGCTGAGCAACGACCCGACGGTCCATCAGGCTTTGAGCCGCCAGTTGACGACCCAAGCGACCGCACGCTACAAGGGCGAGGCAATCGGCTTCGTGGGGTACAGCCAGTTCACCACCCCCGCGCAGGCGAGCGCCAACGCGGAGAGCCTGCTCAACCAGCGCATGATCGCAATCGGCAACGCTGCGGCGGGCGTACTGATCACGAACCCGACGACGGGAGTAGCAATCGAGTACCTGGTTGACGGGCCTTTCATGGCAGCCGCCATGGCCGGTCTGAACTGCAACCCGGCGAACGACGTGGCGACGACGCTGACCCTCCAGAACTTGGTCGGCTTCAGCCGTTTGCTTATCACCTACGACGACCCAACCATGGACCTCGGGGCGGCGAATGGCTTGACATGGGTGCTCAACAACAACGGCTCCCTGTTGATCCGCCACTACAAGACCACGAACCCGCAGAACACGCTCGTAAGCGAGCCGACCTCGACGACCATCGCGGACTACGTCGCCCAGCAGTTCCGCTTGACCCTGCAACAGTTCATTGGCCGCAAGCTGGTCGATAGCTTGGTCACGGACATCACCGTGGTCAGCAACAGCCTGCTGAAGAACCTCGTGGACTTGCAGATCGTCGCCGGGTACGAAAGCTTGGTGGTCAAGCAGAACGCCAACGACCCGACCGAGGTGGACGTCACGGTGACGTACAAGCCAATCTTCTCGCTCCTGTATTTGAGCGTGACGTTTACCGTTCAGACGAGCCTGTAATCGGCGGCGCATGAGCGCCAGCTTGGAGAGTTAGGGAATGAGGATCAACGCGATAGTCAGCCAGTCGAACGGGATCATAAGCGTGACGCTCCAGGCGTTGTTTGTCGGCGATCCCACTGATGCGAGCGACAAGGCGAAGATCGCAGCTTTCGGCGACCCGGTGGTGAACATCGCGGGCAACTTCGCCGACCCGAACAACCCGTCGTTCACGTTTCAGTTTCCGCTGACTGAGCAGTACGTCGGCATAACGACGCAGATGTCGAGCTACACGACGCGGTTCATGGAGGCTCTGCCTTCGAATGTGAACCCGAACCAGCCCGCGCCGATCCAGGGGCCGCTCGACTGCATCACCACGAACCCGAGCGAGGCGGCTACTGCTTGGGCGAATGTTTTGATGATGCCGGGGACAGGACGCATCGCGCAGGCGATGATGCAGCTTCGCTCGATGATGCTTGTGCCCACGATCCCGGCGACGACGATCTAAAAGAGGGGTAGATGGCAAAGTCGAGGCTTATCACTGGGCGCAGCAAGAAAAAGTCAACGGTTTTGGTGTCTAAGCGGACGCTTCAGGAAGCCATCACCCGCGCCAACATGCTTGTTGAGGAGTTGATGGAGTCGAATCCTAACGACCCCAGCATCGAGCAGATCGAGGGCGCTGTGGAACACATGTCGCGGGTTCTGAACGCGGACCCTCAACAGATGCAGCAGGACGGCGCATCAAGCATCTCGGACTACATGGACGACGCCGTGATGCCAGAGGAAGCAACGAAACTGAAGAACGAGGTAGACATGATCCTGAAAATGCACAGCAAGCGGCACGGGCCGCACCCGGTCGCGGAACCCGTGGATATGGCGCAAAGCGACGCCTACAGCGGCGAGTCGCAGGAAGTCTTGAGGGGGCATAGCCAGTTTTCGAGCGCCAGAAAGAAGCAGGCAGACGGCGGCGCGGCGTTCACCACCGACCGCGACGAGAAGGGCGAAGCCAAGGCCCCGGAGAAGCTCGAAGTCCCGCGCATTGCAAAGAAAAAGAAGGAAGCGGTGCCCGAAGAGCCGATGGCAACAGCCCCGGCAGCGGTAGAGCCAGCCCCCGCAGCGATAGAGTCAGCCCCACCCCTCGCGGGCGGCACGAACCCAATCGACTACATCCCGACCGAGACCCTCATCAAGGTCATCGGAGACCTCCCGAAGGAAGAGGACTTCGCGCAGAACAAGGGCAAGCAGGACGCGGTCGTGCAGTTGACCGAAATCTTGAAGTCTCGCCCGGTCCTCCCACCCGAACAACCTGAAGGTGCAGTAGCCCCAGCGGCTCCCGCCCAGTCCACAGCCCCGGCTCTCGCCGAGCCTGCGTCAGTCCCGGCTCCGGTCGCGGCATCCGCCAAGAAGGCGGACCTCGGTGATCACGCCATGGGCAACGACGGCACTATCGGCAACGGTTCCGGCGCTTCAACACAGATCGGACAGGGTGGCGGCAACGCGGCACCCGAGCAGATCAGCGCCAACCCCGAACCTGAGAAAGCCAAGATCGACCTCGGCGGCCTGAGCATCGCCTCCCTCGAAGATGAGAAGACGGCCGACTACCGCATACAGGACTACAAGCTCACGGAAGAGGGCATCCGCCCGAGCGGGGCTTTGCCCACGATGGATGAACAGGAGTCCGGCCATCATTCGGTGGCGTTCCCCGAGGAGACGGGAGAGGAAATGTCGTTAGCGGCTTCTGTGCAGAAGGAAGCCGTCACGCCCCCCGGCATCAGCGAGGAGTTGATGCACAAGCTGAAGAAACAGTACCCCGGCGAGCCTGACAAGGCATACGCCACGGCTTGGTCCATCCACAACAAGAAGGAATCCGCCCTCAAGGTGATCGCCGCAGAGATCGAGAAGACAGCGAGCGGCGCGGCCGGCGGCGGCTGGTCGTTTGACATCGGTGAGAAGGGCAAGGTCGTCGAGGACGGCGGTCGTACCCCTGAGGTTGACGAGGCGCACGCGGCGATAGACGAATCCGGCGCACGGCTGGATCGTCCCGAGACTGTTCCCCCGATCCGCCTGAACAAGCAGGCAGCCGAGATGACCACAAGCAAGGCCGTGAAGGAAGCCGAATCTCTCGGAAACGATTTGAAGAAAATGTATTTGGACGCGAAGTCGCTGACGCAGGTCAACGACACGCGAGCGGTGCGCGAGGCGGTGGAAGCCATCTTCCGCGCAGCGGACATGTTCGACGAGGCGACGAAGACGCTCAACAAGCAGCACCAGCAGGAGGAATCCGAGGCTGCTGCTGCCGAGATCAAGGAGAAGAACAAGGGCAAGAAGTCCTCGTTCGACGGTCTCGCGCTGGCCGCCGCCGAGTAACGGGTTCGGGGACGGCATCAAAATGCCGGGCTTCGTGGCTGACCTTAGGATCGTTATGGTTACGGGCTAGGGAGCAAATGGAAATGGTAGCCGCCCCCGGAACATTTATCGAAACGGCGTGATTTTGGGTATCCCGACTTTGGGGTTCCCTAATTGAGGAAACACTATGGCACAGGCAACGCAGGGAGCCTATATCTATAGGCAAGGCACGACCCCGAACACGGAGACCGTTCTGTCCACAAGGTTCAAGATTTTCACGGACCTCGTGGACGTCGGAGCCTTCGTCAAGCTGGGCGTGACCTCCAGCTTCACATACACGGAATCCAAGACCATCGACCCGGTGCGCGGTCTCGGCTACGGCGACCAGGTCGCGGAGCTTGTGCCCGGCGTCACCACCCCGCTGAGCATCAGCATCACCCGCACCTGTCTCTACCTCGCGAACCTCATGCAGGTTCTCGGCTACAAGGCTGGAACCAGCGGCGCGGTGCGTTCCTTGAAGCATCACCGCTGGCCG